ACTACAGTTACATTTGAATGTCAGGTATTGGCAACTGATTCACCAAAATCTTATATTAAAGAGGCTAAATTTGATTGTCCTCTTTGTGGTAATGAATATGATGAGAAATGTACCATTGATAGAACTATAATTGTTCCAACATGTCACAATCCTTCATGTAAAAAGGCTAAGACATTGATACGAACCAGTGAAATGATCACTGATGATATACAGACTATATTAATGCAAGAGCCTATGGATAAGAGTAAAAAGAGTTCACCTGTCATATTTACAGGTAAACTGGTAGGTAAATTGGTTAGAACATCATATGTAGGTCAGAAAAAACTTATCACAGGTTTATTTAGAACTGCTGTTGATTTTAAGAAAAATGAACATGAAGTGTTTATTGACGTAATGTCAGTACAGGATATGGATGAAAATAAACCAACAGTGCCTGATGAGACTGAGATTAAACAACTTAAAATTGACTCAAAACAGGATGGATTTATAGATAAAGTAATAAATTCATTTGCACCAGCAATATTTGGCTATAATGACATCAAATTAAGCATCTTACTACAGTTAGCAGGTGGTGTTAAGACTCAGAAGAGGGGGGATATCAACCTATTTTTGATAGGAGATCCAAGTATGGCAAAAAGTGAGTTGTTAAAATTTGCAAGTAAACTAGTTACAAAGTCAATTTATACAAGTGGTAGAGGTAGCAGTGCAGCAGGATTAACCATAGGTATTGTAAAGATGGGTGATGGAAGAAGTATTGCACAAGCAGGAGTATTACCAATGTGTGATGGTGGATTAGCATGTATAGATGAGTTTGATAAGATGGGTGAACAGGATAGAAGTGCAATGCATGAGGCTATGGAACAACAAACAGTAAGTATAGCCAAAGCAGGTATAGCAATGACATTACCAAGTCGTACAAGTGTACTTGCAGCAGCCAACCCAAAATGGGGTATGTATGATAGTGATAATTCTCTAAGAGATAATATCAATGTACCAGCACCACTTCTAAGTAGATTTGATTTGATATGGCTTATTCAAGACAAGGTAAATATGACAAGTGATAGACTTAAAGCAAATCATATTTTGGAATCATTTGAAATGTCTATGGGTGACCGTTGTTATTTAAAAGAGGATGACTTGACTAAATATATTAATTATGCAAAAACGTTTACACCAAAACTTAATGAGGAAGCAAAGAAAACACTTTTGGATATATATGAACAGATGAGAAAGGTAAGTTCAAAGAGTGATATACCAATAGGTACTAGACAACTTGAAGCAATAGTAAGACTTAGTATGGCATATGCAAAATTACATTTTAAGGAAGAGGTTGATAAAGGTGATATTAAAATAATAAAAATATTACTTGAAAAACAATATGAGTCCTTTGGAAGTAGTATAAGTCAAGGTGGTGTACAAACCCAAATATTTGTTGATGGAAAGTCAGTAAAGGAACATGATATACTAACTGTATGGAATTCCTGTAAGAATATAGAAGGCAATGTTAGACTTAGAGAATTTGAGAAAGCATTAGTAACAAGTGGTATGTCTCAGGAAAAGGCAGAATCAACCATATCAAAATGGGAAACACAGGTATTAAAACTCAACAGTGATGGCACACATACAAGAATGTAGTAAGATTAATATTGAAGTACATTTATTAGGTTATTGTGATGGTTATTGAAGATGACTCTATTGAGTCAGATAAAACACTGGACAAAACTCAGACTCCCACGGAAACAACGGAGATAGCAGCAGTTGATCTAGAATTGGGGGTAGACCAACTTAAAGGTGTGGGTTCTGTAACTCAGAAAAAATTAGAGACCTTCGGTGTAACCTCACTCATAGATATTTGTATTAGAGGTGCTCAAGAAATTAAAGAAATTACAGGTGTTGCTAAACCTACTTGTGACTCTTGGGTATTTCAATCACAAAAACTGTTAGAAGATAATGGTCTTATTAGAAAAAGTGATATGAATACAAATGAATTATGGGAATATCAGAAAGCATATCCTGTCATTTCAACAAAATGTGATGAAGTTGACAACCTGATTAGTGGTGGCGTAAGACCAGAAGCAACATATGAGGTATATGGAGAATTTGGAGCAGGAAAGACACAGTTTTGTAACTCTCTTACAGTTGAGACTATCCATGATGGAAACAATATAATTTGGATAGATTGTGAGGATACATTCAAACCAAATAGAATTGCTGAGATATTAAAGGCAAGAGAGTATGCAGACAATGACGAAGAGGTAAGTGAATATCTTAATCAAATCACTTACCTATACTGCCCAAATACAGAACAACTAATGGGAACAATCAATGGACTTAGTAAAATATTAAATGCTAAGAAACCTAAACTTGTAATATTAGATGGTGCAATAGGACAGTTCAGGGAAGAATATTTAGGTAGAGGAACTTTAGCAGAGAGACAAATGCAGATAGCAAGATTAATGAGTCATATCAAAAACATATCATTTTACTTTAGATGTGCTGTAGTGTTTACTAATCAGGTACAAAGTGATCCAAGTATGATGTTTGGTGATCCAATTAAACCAATAGGTGGTAATGTAGTAGCACATGCAAGTACATATAGACTATACTTTAAGAAGAGTGGTAAGAAAAGACTAGCAAGAATGATAGATTCTCCTGAACATGCTATGGCAGATGCTGAATATATTTTAGATGCTAAAGGGATATCAAACGTAGAATGAAGTTTGAAACTATAATAGCTAGAATAGGTTGTAACTTATGTGATAGTCCAATAATCATATGGAGTGATAAGGAAGACAAGAATCATTTATGTAAGGTATGTTATGACAAAGAAGGATGATAGTGACAATCTTAAGAGAAAAATTGCATCAAAAAAACAATTCGATTTAAAATGCAAAGTCTGCCACAAAAAATATGGTAAATTCTTCACATTCCATCATAAACAATACATTGAGGGGGAGAAAATATACAAAGATTTTAAGACAACCTATGACTACAATCTATACATATTACCAATAGTTGACAAAGATCCCAACCGATTTGCCCTCCTTTGTAAGGGTCATCACACACTTGTAGAGAAACTTAAACGATTTAAGTTAGATAAGTTAGAAAGATTATTCAAAGTTGTGAAGGAGAGTAAATAATGGAGATAATAGGACAGGGAGAGGTGGCTGCATTGGAGATAATCAAGGATATGTTTGGTAATAATGCTGAATATCTTACTCAGATTAAACTATCTGACATGGTTACTGCTGAATATCTTGAAACATTTAGTGAAAGACAATTAAAAGAGACAATAGATATTGTAGTAATAACAGGATTTCAACCCATGGCAATAAGAATACAGGATAAACATCATTCTAGTGCAAGAATGTCTACTATAGATAATATACAAAAACTTATGCTAGAATGGAATGGGTGGAAAGTAATTGATGTTTGGCATTATGAGTGTAAAGAACTTTGGAAGGATAAGGTCAATGCAAAATCAAAATTAGAATTAGAATTGGCTATTAAAGAGTCAAGTGTTGATTAAGTTTATATATAAGTGATATAACTAATCTTCGTGTACAGAAATTCTTATCAAATAACAGAGGATATTTTAGATACTGTATCATATAGTGGTACACAAGGCATCCTAATCACCCCATTAATAAGAAAATCTAATCTATCACATAAAAGAATGGTTGGATTCATTAATAAACTAACACAGTCAAACCTAGTCAATAAGATAGAATCTGATGGAAAGATAACGTTTGTTATAACAGAAAAAGGTAGAATTTATCTTGGTGAATATAAAAAATTCTCAAATATTGCTGAGACTTTTGGTCTAGAATTATAAACATGTATAAATATTACTTGTTATAATATATAATATGATTTATCCTGCATGTAAAGATAAGAAACATTTTCAGTGTCCTGCTCAATACGTTGGTTTAGAATCATGTAGGTGTCATTGTCATAAAGAGATAGGTAGTGGATAATGAGATGTAAAAGATGTTCTAAAACATTCAAGTCATGTGGTTGTACAGGAAAACATTGTTGGAAATCACAACATTGTTTCAAATGCCATTACCTAGGAATTAATTCAAATATGAGTAGGAATATTAAATTATGACTAGAACATTAAGAAGAAGACATACTGCACATCCTACAAGGGATGGAAAACATAATCCAATTTGTATTAATCCAGATTGTGAGGACTGTGTTTAAACATCTAAAGGGTGCCTGTATGGGATATAGAACTCATTGGTGGAGAGCCATGAGTATGAGTGTGGCATTATTTATACATGCATGGATTCCTGATTTATTTCAAACTTATGCTAGTAATAAAATTAATGGTGATATTAATTGAAAATACCAATAAGTGAAGACTGTAGAAGATGTAAACAAAAGGCTGCACTATGGGAATTGTTTATTTATAAAGGTAAATAATAGGAAAAAGATGATGTATCGACATTCTTTCTCTTTCCATTGGCTAAGTCGGACTCTAATTTAATAGACAGTTCCGAGAAACCATTTTATCTATAAATACCTATTATATATATATTTAGGCATAAATGTAGTACTAATATTTAAATCCTATGAAAAATATCAATTATTATGGTAAATTCGGATTTTCGTACATGGGGAACAGACCGTGGAAACTACTTTTCTGAGACTGATAGAATAATTATATTCCTAAATCAACATGAAACATTAGATGATTTACTTAGTACAATAACTCATGAATGCATACATTTCTGTATTAGTTCATCAGGAGAAATAATGGATGATGATCAGGAAGAAAGAATTATTTATATTATGAGTTGGGCAGAACAATACTTGGCTTGACATTTATTTTATAAGTTCTAGTTTTATGTCTAACAAGACCATGACAACAGTTACATCTTAATCTACCATAATCCTTGTTTTCTTTATACAGATATGATGATGGTATAAATGTTGAACATTTTTGACAGTAGTAATTTTTTTCATTCAATTTATGTATATATAATGAGCAATAAGAATTACACATTCAGATTGTTATATATTATACTATATATATGTTTCTCTATTTTGTATTTTACTAACTAATTTCTTAACATTATATCTACGTTTTTGGTATAGTTGTTGTGATTTCTTATGTTTTACTCTTTTCTCCTTATCATAGTTTGGTTTTTTAACTAACATCCTTGCATTTGCACGTTTTATTATATCTGCTTTATATAATCTCTTATGTGATTCTAACTTCATATGTAGAGTACGACAAGTATTATTACAATATCTTAACAAATGAGTATGTATTAGTGCTTTACAACAGTATTGACAACCCTTAATGTTTTTAATTATTACAGGTTTAACTACTTTTGCATAATTTCTAACATGATTACTATGCATCCTACACATAACAGAACAATAGAACGTACCTGATCTTTTTATAGTATTATTTATAATACCATCACATCCTATACATCTCCATCTAATCATAGGAGACTTTCTACACTTTATACATACTCTTTTACTTGGATGTGTAAACTGTTTCTCCACAATATTTGCAGGAATGTTTGCATCACAATCAATACTAATACAGGTGTAGTCACCATTCCACACATCTTTGTCAGGTGGTGTCATTTTTGTTTTATCACAGGTTTTGCTAA